AATATAACGGTTAGTGCAAGTAGCGGAGCTCCAACATATCAATGGGAAAGATCTGATGATGGTGGTGCCAACTATGCTCCTATTGCAGGTGCAACAAACGCATCATATACAACTCCACCTCTGATTTATGCCAATGATAACGATGATCGTTATCGCTGTGTTGTCAGTTTGGTTGGATCTGCAGGATCTCAGACTAGCACATTTGCACTCCTGACTGTTCTTAGAGTTATCACAATTAGTCAACAACCACAGAACACTGCGGTTATTGAAGGAAATACAGCAACTCTGAGCATTACCGCAGCAATCACCAGTGATGTGGTCTCATATCAATGGCAACTTTCGACTGATGGTGGATCGAGTTTCTCTAATATCAATGGTGCAAACTCAACATCATACACGACTCCAACCACAGTTTATCCAACATCTCCATCATATCAGTATCGTTGTATACTCACTAACGCTGCTGCAACTACAGTGACCAGTTCGATTGCAACTGTAACTGTTAACGAGTCTCAATTTGTAAGTGCTCCTGCAACAGTCACCGTAAACATTGATGTAGATACAAACAAAACTTTCAACAGAAGACCAACCTTTACTGCTTCTGCGTTTGTATCCCAATACACTGGATCTACTCACTTCTCTACTTTCTGGAGAATTAGAAGAGTATCCGATAACGTAACCGTTTATGATACCGCAGATACATTTGCTAATGGTGATACTGGTAACCTCACCACCTTCACCCCAAATGCAGGTGTTCTTTCTTTTGATACTAACTATAACATACAGGTTAAGTTTAGAGATAACAGTGGATTGGAAAGTGCATTCACTACCAATGTGTCTTTCACGACTCCATTTGTAGATCAACCAGAGATCCAAGCAATCACTCCAGCGTTCAATCCAACCATTAACACTGATCCATCAGAGTTTAAAGCTGGATATCAACACACTTCTAGTGACTGGCAGTTCTCTGGATCCAGTGACTTTGCCGCAATTGTTCACCAGTCTCTTGGAAACACTGCAAACTTAACACAATACATCTTACCACAAGACGTAAGTCTTGATCCAAATACTCTTTATTATGTACGTATCAGATTCAACGTCAATCCATTATAATCATGGCACAACCTAGCACCAGACAAGAACTCATCGACTACGCTCTGCGTCAGCTCGGTGCCCCAGTATTAGAAATTAATGTCGATGATGATCAGATTTCTGATCTGGTAGATGATGCTATCCAATATTATAATGAGCGTCACATGGATGGTTACATCAGAACCTTCCTGAAAGTTCCCATGTCTCAGGTTGTCATTGACACCATGACCACGGACACTGATACAACTGTGACTAGTGCAACCTCAGCGGGCACTGACATTACATACAAAACTCAGAACAACTATATCAAACTCCCAGATTATATCACAGGTGTGGTCAAGGTATTTGATTTTGTTTCCAAGAACGTCACAAATTTGTTTGACGTTCGTTATCAATGGAGACTGAACGATCTTTGGGATCTTACGAATACAGAGATTCTGACCTACGAAATGGTCAATCGCAGACTAGAGGATATCTACTTCTTACTTGAGGGTCAGAAGCAAGTTAGATATCAGATGCGTGGCGACCGTTTATATCTTGACATCGACTTTAAAGAAGATGTTGCAGATGGAGACTTCTTAGTCCTTGATTGTTATCGAGCAGTTGATCCATCTGAGTTTGCTGCAGTATACAATGATCTCTGGGTCAAGCGTTATGTAACTGCACTTATTCGTAGACAATGGGGTGCAAACCTCATCAAATTCCAAGGAGCACAGTTGCCTGGCGGAATCACCATGAATGGTGAGTTTATTTACAATGAAGGAAAGGTAGCAGTAGAAAAACTAGAGGATGAGATGTTGAGCGCACATGAATTCCCACCAATGGATATGATCGGATGAGAAATACATTCTTCACACACGGAACACGTAACGAACAATTTCTCCAACAGAATATTGTGGAGGAATATCTCAAGATGTTTGGAATGGATGTTATGTACATCCCCAGACAACTCGTATCTCAAGATAGTGTCTTCAACGAAGAGATTGTTTCTGAGTTTGATGACTCATATCTCATCGAAGCATACATGGAAAACTTCGATGGGTTCCAAGGTGGTGGAGATTTACTGACTAAGTTTGGTATTCGTCAGTCCGACGAGGTAACTCTGGTCATTTCGCAACAAAGATTTACTGATTTAATTAGTCAGTTCCTTGCTGCAGATCCACAAATTCAAGTTCCAGATCGTCCATCGGAAGGGGATTTAATTTACTTCCCACTTACAAGCAATTACTTTGAGATCAAGTTTGTAGAACATGAAGAACCATTCTACCAACTTGGTAAGAACTATGTCTACAAACTCAAGTGTGAACTCTTTGAGTATAGTGATGAGAAAGGAGACATCTTTGATGGTGATGAAGAACTGGTCGATACTGGTTACACTGTCAAGCATTATTATCTCACAACTAACGGTACTAATGCAGCAGGAACAGTCATCCTGGATGGTGATGAAGTAGAGCAAGTTCTCGTTACCGATCCTGGTAGTAAGTATAACGCTGCTCCAACAGTCACGATCAGTGGTGATGGATCTAATGCTACTGCAACAGCATACTTAATCAACTTAACTATCTCTGGTGGATCTCCAATCACAAATGCAGTTATCCGAGGAACTGTAAAAGAGGGTCAACTGAGATCTGTGCGGATTGTTAATGGTGGATCTGGATATGATGAGGATAGAGCAACTCTAGTTGTCAGTGCTCCTGAGACAGGCGGAACTTCTGCTACTGTAGCACCAACATTTACCAATGGTGTGTTGACTGCTTTGAACATTACTAATGCTGGATCTGGTTACAGAGATGTTGCCTTGGTTGATGTAGAAACTGCTGGAAGTGGATACACTGCTGCAACTGTAGCATTCTCCGCTGCACCTCAAGGTCTAACTGGAACATTCAAAGTTCCAGAGTCCGTTACTGGAGGAACGACTGGTGCAGTTGCAAGTCTGGTCGAATGGGATGCACAGGAAGGTTGGGTCAAACTCAAGTCCCCAACAGGTACATTCTCGATCGGTGAGACAATTATGGGGAACACCTCTGGAGCAACCATAGTCTTAGATAATAGAGATGAGATGGCAAGCACCGATACTAAATATTATGAAAATGTCGCCTTTGAAGAATTCGCTGATGACATTCTAGATTTCACAGAAACAAATCCATTTGGAGTGATAAGTTAACATGTTAGGGACATACACATATAATAAAATTATTAGAAAGACGCTGATTGCTTTTGGTACTCTTTTTAATAACATTGAGGTCCGCAAAGAAAACGCAGACGGTAGCACCTACAGCAGAATGAAGGTGCCCCTTGCATATGGTCCTCGTCAAAAGTTTTTAGCACGTATTACTGAGCAACCAGATCTAAACAAGAAAGTTGCAATCACTCTCCCCAGACTCTCCTTCGAGATGACTGGTGTATCCTATGATGCAACTAGAAAACTAGGAGCAGTTACAAAATCTCTCAAGGCAAAGGATTCTGGAACAGTTACTAAACAGTTTGTACCTGTCCCATATAACGTAGATTTTGAGCTCAACATCATCTCAAAAACTAATGATGAAGCAATTGAGATTGCTGAGCAGATCTTTCCATTCTTTCAACCATCATACAACGTAACCATCAAACTGGTTGATGAGTTGAATGATTATAGAGATGTCCCCATCACTCTGAACAGTGTGAACTACTCAGATGATTATGAGGGCACATTTGATAGCAGAAAACTCACCATCTTCACGATGCAGTTTACTGCAAAGACTTATATCTTTGGACCTGTTGGAACTCAGGCACCAATCAAAAAAGCAAAGGTCGATTATCATGCAGATACCAATCTGCAAGCAACCCGTCAAGTTGCCTACGAGGTTACACCAAAGGCACTCACAGACGAAAACAAAGATGGTACCACTGCACTTACCAGTGGAATCACAAAGAGTACGCTTACCTTTGAGGTTGATGACATTACCGATATTGTCATCGGTGGATTCATCGAGATTGGTAATGAAGTAATGAAAGTCAAGTCCAAACCAGGCGGAAACAACATTAAGGTTACTAGGGCACAGAACGGAACAAGTGCAGCTGCACATGCCGCTGGTGCTTCTGTTGATCTAATTAACGCTGCCGATGATGCTCTCCTGGATGCTGGAGATGACTTTGGATTCAATGAATTGACCTCTGTATTTTTTGAGTGATGGATAAGTTTGAAGGACTAGATGAAGCTTTTGAGACTGTAGCGGATATTGTTCCACAGGAAGAACCTCAAAAGAAAAAACCTCCTGTGAGAATAGATCAGGATGACGTAACTAAAGACTACGAATATGCAAGAGCCAATCTTTACCAGTTGGTGGATAAAGGACAAGAGGCTATCAACGGCGCTCTTGATTTGGCTATGTCTTCTGATCACCCTAGAGCATATGAAGTTGCTGGACAACTCATCAAACACGTTGGAGATGTAGCAGACAAAATTATGGGTCTGCAAAAAGATACTAAGTCAGTCAAAGAAGAAAAGGCAAAGGGACCAACCAACGTTACCAATGCTCTCTTTGTTGGTAGTACAGCAGATCTTCAAAAGATGCTGAAAGACGCATCTAAGAAAAAAGATAAATAAACTTGT